TTATTTCTTTTCATGTTTGATAATTTCCCAAATATCACGTAAACGACGAACGGTTTCTTCATCTGATTTAGGAAGCTCTTTATAAAAAACCTGCAACTCTGGATCGTTCGCAAATGCATGAAAAGCTGCCTCGTCTTTATCAAAAGGTTGTTTTTCATCTGTTTCACATAATATATACGCTACACTTACATCGTATTTTTCTGCTAACTTTTGAACACTTCCTATGGAAATTTCGTTGCGGCCTTGTTCATAATAACCGTACGCACTTTCCGAAATACTTAAGAATTTGGCAACATCTGCTTGCGTTAATTTAGCTTCTTTCCTTAACTCTTTAAGCCTTTGCGATACATTAGACATGACATGATTACACCTCACTTAAATATATAGTTTAATTATACAACAATTTGTTGGGTTTATAGCCAATTAAAAATAAAAAACAACAAAAAATCTAGTTTTTGTTTGACTGACAACTTTTTGTTGGGTATTATTAAGACAACAAAAAGTTGGGGGTGCGATTTTGAAAACAACAAATCGTCGGTTAATACTTATCAAGGCTAGAAAACAAAATAATTGGTCACAGAAAAATGTTGTGGAAAAACTTGATAAATCAATAGGTATTACTATTAGTGAAAGCTATTATGGAATGATTGAGCAAGGAGTACGCACACCTTCTTTAGAAGTAGCATTAGCAATTTCTGAACTATTTGAAATGGAACCATCCCAAATTTTTTTACGTAACAAGACAACTAAATGTTGTGTTTGTAAGGAGACCAAAAGAAAATTTATATATCAATCCATTCCAAGCTTTTAACCATCATAATTTAAACGTTCCAATTGTTGAATGAGTAATAACAAGCCCCGGACTTGTACGGAGTTAGCGCTAACTAATATGACTGAAATAATTATTCTTTAGAATAAGGACCAGTCTCAATTCAATGTAGGTCGTTAGAATAAATATTGTCAATGAATATGGATTTTATGAGAAATATACTCGGTATCCCTTCAAACGGGGCAGTCTTACTTTTCTAATAAGCTTTTGGACAAGGTGGATCATTTGAGTAATACAAAAACTAAAAAAAGCATTTTATACGAACTAGACATCAATGAATTACTTATACGAATGAGGGGCGAACGCAAATGGCTAAATTTAGGCATGTACACACAACATTTTGGGATGATGGCTTTGTATTAGATCTTACACCAGAGGAGAAATACTTCTATCTATATTTGATGACAAACGGTAACACAACTCAATGTGGCATTTACGAATTACCATATAGAGTCATAGAAATGCATACCGGCTATAACCGTGAAACTGTACAAAAATTATTACAAAGATTCTTTGAATACGGGAAAATCTCTTACAACGAATTAACAAAGGAAATCATGTTGATTAACTGGGCGAAATACAACTTTATCAATTCTCCTAAAGTCAAAAAATGTATCGAAAAAGAGCTTCTTGCCGTTAAACATATCCCTTTTGTTAGGAGCTATGTTACTTCATTAGAACAGTTAGGATACAGTATCGATACCGTATGTATATGGTTAAATAAGTTGAATGAGCAAAAAGAGTCTAATGATAGTAATAATAAAGATTCGATACCCTATCCATACCCTATCGATAGACCTTCTAAAGACTGTATGGAAGAAGAAAAACAACAAGAAAAAATAAAAGAAAAAGAAAAAGAAACAACAGAGTGTGAAGATAGTCAGTCGACAGTCACTAACGAACAATTAATTTTTTTAACTAAATTCTATGATGAAAACATACAAAAAGCTTCTAGTTATATTTGCGAATGTATAGAACATATGGCATGTGAAAATAATCCAGTCCTTGTTTATGAGGCTATGAAAATTGCGGTGCTACAGCAACCAAACAAACCAATTCAGTATATAGAGCGTATTTTAGTAAACTGGCGAACAGATTTAATAACGAATGATGGGCAATTAAAGGCTAAGGAACAAAGGGAGATAAACAAGAGACAGCAATCCTTCCCTTATTCTTATCAAAAGTCTCTTGGCCGAAGAGAAATAGTGCCAGAATGGTTTGATAAGCGTAATGATAAAGTAGAGCACCCAATACCATCTACTGAATCTAATAACAGCGCGATAGATTTTGAGGCCGAGAGACAAAAAGTTTTAGAAATGCTTGGCAAATAAAAATGTGAGCCATTGCTAATAAATGTAATTTCGTAAGTTTGGTGGTCAAGGATGAACTAGCACTTAAAAATCAAAAGGGGATTTTGAGGATGGGTGGTTGATATTTATTTAGCACAAGGGTAAGTACTTAACGGTTAATGACGGAATGATAGAGCAGAGAGAATTGAAAAGATACATAGGAGGGCAAAGCTATGATAATAGAGAAAATACCACTAAATCGTTACCAACTAGACAAGGCAATTAAAAAGTACAATGACAATATGCGTAAGTACATGAGAATGAAGGAAGAATTAGAATCATTGACAGCTGTGGCTTCTACAACCAAGTATGGCTTTGAGGCAGCAATGCCAAAAGCTATTGGAAGAGCGAGTGACCCAGTTCATGCACATGTTCAGATGAGGGCTTTACGTGAGGAGCGTATAAACAAGATTAAAGATGAGCTACTATTAGTTCAAAATTTAGCTGACAAGGTTACAGGCGACCTTGAACTGGAAGTCCTTTTCTGGTTACTAGAGGGTATGCCATTTCGCTGGATTGGAGCAAATCTGAATATGAGTCATACTAGTGTACAACGTGTGCGTGAAAGAATTTTAGATATGATGCTGAAGTAACCTAAGGGTTACTTTTTTTTTTATAATCCTTTAAATAATTTGCTCAAGAAATCCATTTCGTATCGGTTGTTTAATACGCGTATTCACTGAAGTGCGAGTACAAAGCTTTACTAGACAAAAATACATATTAAAACACAAGGGAATTCTAAAACAAATAGAAGATTCTATACCTCCAAAAGTTCTTGATTAAATCTAAAGGTAGAAGAATTGCTTGGTAAGATTTTTTTAATTGCCAAATGTTCCAAGTGTGACAGATGTTCCAAACGTTCCAAATATATCATTTTAAGTAACTGATAGTGTAAACTTGGAAGTAGGACGACGAGGTAAGGATTTCCCCTTTTGAAATTTATAACATCATAAATTAACAAGAGTGAGACCGTCGACCGATCAATATGTCCCATAAGCTTGGGTGAGGCATAAATAAGCTGTTTTATTTTTTAGAGATTAGTTATCGGATCTCCAGGAATATAACAGGCAAAAGAGGGAGTGGTTTCAGTTGAAAGATTTGTAAAACAAAGCTAAGTGGGCAAGGGTAGTAGCTATAGACATCTCATCAGTTCCATAAGAACAAAACGTATTCTAAGCAATCAATTGCAAAGGAGACTATGCGAAATGGTTCACATTCAAGTAAAAGTAAAATGACGCTTTCCTATTCGGTATAAGGGAAGGCGTTTTTTAGTTGGAGAAGAAAAACCGATTCACAAATCAAGGTTGGATCGATTGGATGAGCTGAAGCTTAAATAATCAAAACACCTGAGCTCATATTTACTAACGAACTTGTTGAAGGAGGCTTTGGATGGAAATTTATGATATTCAAAATGCTTTATCTATTAAGCTTCACGAAGCTTTCGGAGCGGAATATAAAAAATATATAGATGAAGTGCCGCAGGAGTTTCATACGCCTGCTTTTTTAATTCAGTTTTTGAGCTTAGAGCATATCCGACAAATAGGTGGTCGATGGAAAGTAACAGCAAAGTTTAATGTAAAGTACTTCCCTGAAAATGGCATATCTGAGGCGGCTAATATGACTTTGAAGGTTCAACAAGTAATCAAAGAAATAACGCTGTTAAATGGTTCACTACTGCTTGGTACCGGAGCAACTAGCGAAGTTATTGAAGGCATTGGCAATAATTTTATTCAATTTAATTTCTTCTTACAAGAAAATGAAGAAAATACTTTTATGGGGTCATTAGATCATTATATGCACAAAGAAGAGGTGGTTTCAGTTGGCAAAAGCAATTCAGAAGAAGGTTGAGTTGAAGGAAAGCAAAAAGGTAATTTTTTCAAAATTACCTGAATTTACAAAAGATCAACTTTTAAAAAGTCAAAAATATTTATATCGCCGTGATGCATTAAACGCATTACTAGATTCAAGTAAAACTTATTCATTCGCTCAAGTGGATGAAATATTAAAGAAATTCGATAAGGGAGGTAATTAATATGGCGTTAGGTGGAGGAGTATTTTTATCACAAAACAAAGTATTACCAGGAAAATATCACAATTTTATTAGCGCTACTCGTGCATTTGTAAATCTAAGCAATCGTGGTTATGTTGGTTTGCCAATTGCACTTGACTGGGGCGTAGATGGTGAAGTATTTGCTGTAACACAAGAGGATTTACGAAAGGATTCACGCAAAATTTTTGGTTATGAATATATGGACTCAAAAATGAAAGGTATCCGTGATGTATTTAAAAATGCGGTCACGGTTTATTTTTACAAACTTGCGGTGGATGCAGAGGCAGCGACAAATGATTTTGCAACAGCTAAGTACAAAGGTGCTCGAGGGAATGATATTACGATTGTCATTCAGGCAAATGTTGATGAGCCATCGAAATTCGATGTTAAAACATTACTTGCTAATGTGTTAGTAGACGAGCAAATGGCAGTAGCGACTGCTACAGACTTAATCGCCAATGATTTTGTCGTGTTTAAACCGAATGCACCTCTAGCTGTTACAGCTGGTACAGCATTAGCTGGAGGATCCAATGGCTTAGCTATTACTGGAGGTGCACATCAAGAGGCACTAGACGCTTTAGAAGCATACGGGTTCAATATTCTAGGCTGCTTGTCCTCCGAAGGTTCAATTAAATCGCTGTATGTTGAATATACAAAGCGTATTCGTGACCAAATCGGTGGTAAATTCCAACTTGTAGGTCATAAACTTGGCAGTACTAACCATGAAGGTATTATTGATGTACAAAACGATACTATCGGACCGGAAGAAGAAGTATTTGGTGCCGTATATTGGGTGTCTGGTGCTCAAGCTGGGGTAGCTGTCAATAAATCAAATACTAATAAAAAATACGAGGGTGAATTTACACTTGATATGTCTGAAACAAAGACACAGTCACATCTCTCAACTTTATTAAAGGCTGGCAAATATTTGTTACATCGTGTTGGTGATGAAATTCGTGTACTTGAAGATGTGAATACCTTTACTTCATTTTCGGATGATAAGAACGAGGACTTCAGCTTGAATCAAGTCATTCGTGTACTTGATCAGCTTGCGATTGATACAGCTCAATTATTTAATACTCGTTATTTAGGTCAGGTGCCAAATGATCAAGATGGTCGCATTTCCTTATGGAATGACATTGGTAGTCATCGAATGGAAATGCAACGTATTCGAGCTATCCAAAATTACAACAAGGATGAACTAACGGTAGCACAAGGTAATTCAAAGAAAGCTGTTGTAGTAAATGAAGTCGTGATTCCTACGGTTGCGATGTCACAACTTTACATTACAACAACAGTAGCATAAAGGGAGGGCAAACAGATGAAATCAAACAAAACATTAATTCCAATGAATTTACAGTATTTTGCGGATGCTACAATGCATGCTCGCAATGCCATTCATGGTGCTCAAGGTCGAGCATACGTGACGGTTGAAGGAAGTCGTTATTTATTTGCTCAATTAATTAATTTAGAAGCTCGTATGGATAAAACTAAAACGCAAGTTCCTATTATGGGGCGTGTAGCTAAAGGTAATAAGGCTACTGGAGCAGAATATACAGGCAGTGCTACATTCCACTTTAATACGTCAATATTCCGTAAGTTATTAAAGCGATACAAAGACACTGGGCAGGATATTTATTTTGATATCCAAGTGACTAACGAAGATGGGTCAGCGTCGGTAGGTCGTCAAACAACGATTCTGGTTGATTGTAATATGGATGGAGGTATCATCGCTGCATTAGATGCAGATGCGGAGTACTTAGAGGATTCTATTGATTTCACCTTCGAGGATTGGGATATGCCAGAAGAATTTACAACATTACAAGAAATGCTATAAAACGAGAGCTCATGATGTGGGCTCTTTTAAATATAAATAAAAAGGATATGGTGATTAATTATGTCAAACTTAACTGCATTTTTTGCACACAATAAAAAGCAAAATGAAAACATTAAGCATGCTATTTCAAAGAAATTCGTGGATGAACAAGGGAATCCAATTGAATGGGAGTTCGCGCCAATTTCGCCAGAACGAGACGAGGAATTAAAATCTGAATCTACTAAGCGTTCTATGATTATGCAAGGAAAGCGTAAGGGGCAGTATAATACTGATTTTGATCATTTTAAATACCAACGTTTATTAACTATTGAATCTATTGTATATCCTAATTTAAACGATAAAGAGCTACAGGATTCTTATGGTGTGATGGGGGCTGATGCTTTACTTGGTAAGATGCTGACAATTGGTGAAATTGCAGATGCCTCAGCGGTAGCACAGGAAGTTAATGGGTATCAAGCGGAACTAGAGGATATGGTTGAAGAAATAAAAAACTAATAGACGACGGTGATGGTGAAGCTAATATAATGCATTGGTGGGTGCATAAAATGCGTCGTCTTCCGTCTGAATATGTATCGCTATCCTTGGCGGATAAAGCTTGTATTATAGCGTCTCTACGGATTAAAATCGAGGAAGATAAGAAGCAAGAACGCGAGGCAAAACGAGGGTCTAAAAAAGGTAGAAAGCGTTAATAAGTAGCAAATTAGCCTACAGGGCTATCATTTATTTAATTTATGTCAATTTTGGAGTCTTGCAAATTCAACTATGCTGGAAAATTGAGTTGGAAACAACAGAAAACACATAGCTCTACTTAAGTTTAGGAAGAGTTAAAGTTTAAATTATTAAACAATAGCCATAAAAGCATCCTTCTCAAAGGATGCTTTTTTTATAAAGAGGTGAGAGTTCATGGCTACAATCCGTACGGCAATTCAAATTGATGATCGTTTAAGTAAACCAATTAAAGCCATGCATAATATGGTTTCCAGAATGGTCAATCAGTTGGAAGCTATGCATGCCGCTTCTGGGCAAATGATGGATATCTCTAGTGTTCAACTAGCTCAAAGAGAATTAGCTAAAACTGCTGAGCAATTTAACAGAGTTGAAATCGAAATTCGAAAAACTGATCACACCCTACAAAGTTTTAGCAACAATATTAGGGATGGTACTACAGCAGTTGGTGGATTATTAACTAAAATCAAGGAGATAGCAGGTAAATATTTAGATTTTCAAGTAGTTGGGAGAGTACTCTTGTCCAATGAAAATAACACCACATCAGGGTTAAATTTAATCAACAATGGTTTACAAACAACCGAGCAACCTTTAACACAAGCAATGGGAAGTGGAAACCTTCAAGGCCAGGATTTAAATAATGCATTTCAGTCTACGTCAAATGGTGTCCAAAATACTACGAATTACCTTAATGCTTTAATTGAGAAAATACGAGAAATAGCAAGTAGTGGTAAAATTTCTATGGCCGAGATAAGGAAAGCTGTCCTTGGTTTGGCTTTTGAGGGAATATTCGATGGGATTGTAAAAAGCGATCTTTTTAAGGAGCTCGTGCAAAATGCAGCTATTGCTATGGAGAAATTATCTTCAATTGTCTCTAGTACATTGAGTTTTTTTATACCCGATGGAAGTTTAAAAGATAGTTGGTCGTTTATAGTTCCTATAATAAGTACTGTTGCAGCAGCAATGTTGGTATACGAGTCTGCTTTACTACTAGTAAAAGCAGCAGAAATAGCCAGTACGATTTGGACTGGTCTAAGAACGCTTGCGATTGGATTATTAACGGCAACTACATGGACGAGTGTCTCTGCAACATCAGCCGCAACAGCTGCAGCATGGGGCTTAAATGCAGCGATAGCAGCCAATCCTATATTTATTTTAGTAATAGCCATTGTAATTCTTATTGGTCTTTTCTATTTAGCGGTAGCCGCTTTCAATTATTTTGCTGGGACATCAGTTAGTGCTACAGGAATAATAGCTGGGGCATTCATGGTGTTAGGATCAATGATATATAATGTAATCGCCTATATGTGGAATATGTGGGCCTCTTATGTGGAATTTTTTGTGAATGTATGGAAAAACCCGATGTATTCGGTAAAGAAATTATTTTATAATCTAGCAACTAATATGTTAGATTTAATTATTTCAATGATTAGTGGATGGGATGGATTTGCTACAAGCTTTGTTAATGCTATTGTTGACGCAGTTAACTTTGCGATACAAGCTTGGAATTGGTTTGTGAAGCTATTACCAGAGAATATTTCATCTTCCGTAGGTTTAAAAGTGGGTACAGAGTATAGTCACCGAGAGTCCATTACAAGTGATCTAAAGGGTCTTAGAGGAATTTTGGATAACTGGGTTGGCGAAGCTCCTGATGATTATTGGGAAGCGCCCAAAATGGAATTTAAAGAATTAAGTAAGTCTTGGGATAAAGGATACAATTGGGGGGCCAATCTATTTCAATCAGGTGAAGAAAAAAGCAGCAATATTAAAGGTGATAAGATAAAAAATGACATTGAAAATGCGCTAGCGTTAGGTGACAAACTCGATAAAGGTAATGAGTTAGGTAAGAAAACAGCGGACAATACTGAGAAGGCAACTGAAGGTATTAAAATAATGAATGAGGATTTAAAGTATCTCCGTGATATAGCTGAACGTGAAGCAATCAATCGTTATACGACGGCAGAAATCAAAGTAGATATGAAAAATGAAAACCGAATTAGCAGTGAACTAGATATTGATGGCATTATTGATAGATTTGGTCAACGTGTTGAAGAAGTTTCAGGAATGCTAGCAGAAGGGGGTTCAATCGAAGATGTATAATTTTTTTCTAGATGGCTTACAGTTTCCTATCGCACCTTCCGAACTCACTTTGAAGATTAATGGCAGAAACGAAACAGTAGTGTTAATGAATGAGGGAGAAGTAAATGTAATAAAAAAAACAGGACTAACGAATATAGATTTTGAGGTATTACTGCCCAACGTCAACTACCCATTTGCTGTTTATCCAAATGGTTTTCAACCAGCTTCATTTTACCTTAGTAAACTAAAAAAATTAAAAATCTCTGACAAACCTTTTCGATTTCTCGTAAATCGTATACTGCCTACAGGTAATTTATTATTTGACACAAACATGACTGTATCAATTGAGGATTATGAGATTAAGGAATCAGCCGATAATGGCTTTGATGTTATTGTACGAATCCAGTTAAAGCAATACAGGGAGTACGGCAATAAAAAAATCAACTTGAAACCAGCTACAAAAGCTAATAATGCAGGAAGTACAGCAAAGACCGCATCGAAAGCTGTAGTAGAGCAGAAGCGGCCAACTACAGGAAAAGAAACCCCAAAAACACATACTGTTAAAGCAGGAGAAACATTGTGGGCTATTGCTAAGAAGTACTTAGGTGATGGCTCTAAATACACCGAAATAGCAAAAATTAATAATATTAGCAATCCAAACGTAATTAAACCAGGGCAGGTGATAAAACTTGGCTAAATCAAAACTTTGTATCATGAGTAAGGCGCAACTATACGAATGTGCCGTAGAGGAAGGTATAGTGTGGGAAACACATCGAAAAGGCACTCCAGGAAAACTGACATTCAATGTAATTAAGGATGGTATGCTTAGCTTTCATGAGGGGGATGCAGTTACTTTCGAATATGACGGACACAAGATTTTCAAAGGTTTTGTCTTTACCAAGAAACGTTCGAATAACAGAATCATTACGGTTACTTGTTACGATCAACTTCGCTACTTTAAAAATAAAGATACCTATAGGTATGAGAATAAAACAGCTGCTCAAGTACTTAAAATAATTGCAAAGGACTTTAAGCTAAAGACCGGTACTATAGACGATACAAAGTATGTAATACCTTGTATGGTTGAAGATAATCAAGAACTGTTCACGGTTATGTCTAATGCCTTGGCTGAAACGACTCTTAATACTCAAAGGCTATTTGTGCTCTATGATGACTTTGGAGCTTTGAATTTACGTGAAGCTAAGGCGCTTCAAACCGATTTACTGATAGATGAAGAATCAGGTGAAACGTTTGAATATACTTCATCCATTGATGAAAACACGTATAACAAAATCAAGTTAGTACGTGAAAATAAAGAAACAGGTGAACGTGCTACTTACATGGCCGAAAGTGAAAGCAGGATGACCGATTGGGGTGTTCTTCAGTTAACAGATAAGTTCGATGAAGGGGTAAATGGCAAGGCTAAAGCAGAAAGCATGCTTAAGTTTTATAATCGTAAATCGAGAAAGCTACACATTAATAAAGTATTCGGTAATCCAATTGTACGTGGTGGTAGTCAGGTAGCAGTACTCTTGTATGTTGGTGACTTATCAGTGGCTAATTTCATGATGGTTGAAAGTGTGAGGCATACCTTCAAAGAATCTAATTATAGTATGGATTTAACGCTGATTGGCGGTGATTTCATTGCGTAGTATGGAGGATATTTTAAAAGAAATTCAAAAACTTGTGTTGGGAGTTCTGAATGCCCAAAAGCTCGCTACGGTTATTTATGGCAATGTATTAAGAGTAGATCCACTAGAAGTTCAAATTGATCAGAAATTGACTTTAAAAGAAGAACAATTGAAGCTCACCCGTGCTGTAATGGACTATGAAGTAGAGATGGGTGTAGATGGTGGACCAGAGCAGATATATAAAATCTATAACGGCTTAAATACGGGTGACAAGGTGACGATGATCCGCGTGCACGGTGGTCAACAATACTTAATCATAGACAAAGAGGTGATTTGATGATTCCACAGGCCATAAACGATGGACTGACATTCGATTTTGAGGAAGAAATTGAACCTTCTAAGACATTTAAAATAAATAACGAATTAGATCGCTGTTATGGCACCATTGATGAACTAGAGGCCATGAAACAAGCGATTTTTTTTATGCTTAATATCGAGCGTTACGATCATTTAATTTATAGTTGGAACACAGGTTTTGAAACCAATGATTTAATTGGCCAACCAACAGTATATGTTGCCAGCGAAGTAAAACAACGCATTCAAGAGGCTTTATTACAAGATGATCGCATTACGAATGTCGATTCTTTTGAAGTAACAACCACTAAAAATAAAGTGCACGTTCAATACGTAGCCCACACCATTTTTGGTGAAATCACTGCAGAGAAAGAGGTGGATTATTAATGGTAGCAATTTTTGATTTAAATACTTCCTATGAGGATTTATTAGTTCAGAAACTTTCTAATGTACCAGCACAGGATAAACGAGAGACATCGTTGATTTATCAGGCAACAGCAGCCAATACTGCCGAGACAGCTCAAATTCTTTTTACATTGCTAAACTACGAAAATCAAATGTTCGCAGATACGGCCTCACGACAGAATTTAATAAGGCGGGCAGCTGAACGGGGACTTAGTCCAACGCCTGCAACGAAAGCTATACGCAAAGGAGTATTCAATATCGATGTTCCCTTAGGTGCACGTTTTTCGCAGGAAGAATGCAACTACGTAGTCCTTGAAAAAATCGAAAAAGGTATTTTTAAGCTGGAGTGTGAAACCGTAGGTGAGATTGGAAATTTCGAGACAGGACAACTAATACCGATTGATTACATTGCAGGTCTTGAGACAGCACAGTTAACGGATTTGTTAATTCCAGGAGAGAACGAAGAAGATACAGAAGCTTTTAGATCGCGTTATTTCAATAGCTTTGAAAGTATTTCGTTTGGAGGGAACCGCGCCGATTACAAAGAGCGAGTTGGAAATATACCAGGGGTTGGAGGTGCACGTATCTACCGAGCAAAATATGGAGGTGGCACTGTTGGCGTTACGATTATTGATTCTACTTTTTCGAAACCATCCAATGAATTAGTGGGGTTAGTACAACAGTTGATGGATCCATTAGATGCGCAAGGTGACGGAGTTGGCCTTGCTCCTATTGATCACAACGTTACTATTTCGGCTGTCAATGAAACAACAGTAAATATCATATCAACAATTACCCTGCAATCTGGTTGGTTTTTTGAGGATGTAGAGAATGCTATCCAAGAGGTAATTGATGGATACTTTAAGGAGCTCGCAGAACTTTGGGCGTCGGCAGTTACAAAACAAGAAGATGAAGCAGGGCTGATTATTCGTATAAGCCAAATTGAAACACGGATTCTTGGTATTAATGGAGTCATCGATATAGCTAACACAATATTAAATGGTAAGGCAAGTAACCTGGAACTTGATAAAGAAGCAATACCAAAGAGGGGGACTATAAGTGGCTAGAAAAGTGGATGTTTTAAGCTACCTCCCTCCTATCCTTCACGAAATCAAGGAACTTCAAAAGATTGCATCACTTGAAAATCCATCATTAGAGCGAGTATGGGAACTAACGGAATCGTTATTTAATAATCAATTTATCCTTGCCCTAGATGAAAGTGGTGCCCATCGTTATGAGAGAATGCTTGGTTTAATTACTAATGAATCAGAAACACTTGAAACACGTCGTTTTCGCATTTTATCACGATATCAAGAACAAGCACCGTATAGTTTTCCCGTTCTGAAACAGCTACTTGATAGCCTACTAGGGGAGGGAAAGTACGAGCTTACTCGCAGTACATCTGAAAAGTGGGTACGTGTAAAGCTGGAGTTAACCGTGTCTCGAGAATTTGAAATTGTAGAGGTATTACTAGAGCGAGTAACTCCACAAAACATGTTGGTGTATGTGGAAATTAGATACATCCAACATAGTGCACTGGCGCGCTTTACACACGCTCAATTGGCCGCCTATACACATAAACAACTGAGAGAGGAAGTGTTATCGTAATGTCTACTGACACTGTTAATTATGGTTTTAAAAAGGATAATGAAGATGAGTTTTATAATGTAAATGTGGTTAACGCCAATCTAGATAAGATTGATACAGAAATGAAACGAATTGAGGATACAATTCCAACTGTCAGCCCTACTGATTCTGTTAAATGGCTTGGAACTGTTGCAGGGACAGCGAATGCATTAACGGTTACTCATGCAGCGATAACAAGTTATAGTGATGGCCTAGGTGTATCTTTTGCAACTAATGCTAATAGTTCCGCAGCCACAACCTTAAATATTAATAGCTTGGGTGCTATTCCTATTAAGAAAGCGAATGGTACAGTAGTAACGAATTTAAAAGTTGGTGGTGTCTATACAATTCGTTATCGTGCAGGGGCTTTTATCTTACAGGGTGAAGGGGGGGCAGGGAACGCACAACCTAGCGACGTGCGAAAAGACAAGACATTTACAAATGACAACGGGGAACAGGTCGGGACACTCGTTGCATATGGTGTTAACGAACAAGTACCAATAGACAAATTACAATGTGATCTTTTGAACGCGCCCATCGTACAAGTTTTTGGTGATATGACAGATGTCAACTCGTTTTATCGCCCACAATCTATATATTATGATTTTAATAATATGCAATATCACGCCATAGGCTCGGGAGGGTATAAAAAATTCAGTACTGCGGGCGCTTTAATGGGGTCACTACCGCTTATCGCCACGTCTTTCGTATTTGCGTTTGATGCAGAACATGGTTTTATATACCTTATGTATAGCAGTACTACAGTGGCAAAAGTGAACGTGGCAACTCAAGCGGTAATATGGGAAACGCCACAGTATAGCGGACTAAACTCGGCGTCAGTGGCTCACGTACCCAACAATCAAGGGGTTGCTATTGCCGTTAGTGCCACTAATACCTTCCAGTGTACAGGTTACAACAAAGATGGTCAGCAAAAATGGAGGCTAAACTATAACGCACACTTAGGCGCTCACAGGGCTATGTGTGCAGATAAAGCAGGAGACATATACCTTGCGGCACAAAACACCGATACTAACGTTACATCGCTATATAAAATAAGCGGAGCGACTGGTGGGGTAATGCTAGTTCCTGTAACTATTTATACGGGTTACTACACCGCACATAGGATGATGATCGATGAAACCAATAGTCGCCTTGTTATATTGTTTAGTGACGGCAACGTCAGGTCTTATAGAACGTCAGATTTAGCCATTGTATTCACTATGCCAAACCCGAAATTAGCATCGAGTGGAATGGCACTTGATTTAGACAACAAAGGCAATGTATATGTAGGTGTTAGGGGTGGTGACGTTAATTTGTACGGCAACGTAACGCCGGGTGTAGTGAAGTTTACCCCTACACTTTCCTATATGTGGCGAATGGGTAATACGATCATGAATTACCCAAACGATATTTCCATAGCGCTAGACAAAAACCCGGCTATCGAATACCCCGATATAATTGTAGCTTTACCGAAATCTAGTACGTATGTCACTAATACTGTACGATACAAACAAACACTAACAGTGAAATCTTAGGAGGTAAAACAATGCCAGTATTATTTTTAGACCCAATGAATCCAAACGGAACAATAGTCCAACGTATAGCCTATGACACAATGGGTTGGACAGAGGAAGATTTACGAAGTGGTATAGTGGTCGATTCCATTCCCGAACCCGAAAACAATGGCAAAATAGCAACGTTGCACATTAACAAGGACACGAAAGAAATATGGTACGAGTATGAAGAAGCGCCGAAGTCTGAGATTGAGGTTTTACGAGATGAAAACCGTGATTTGAAAATAGCATTAGGTGAATCAGTAGAGGCACAACAACAAGACAAAATAGAAAATCAATTAGCTATTGCTGAACTAGTAGAAACGTTAACAACTAAGGGGGTTTTATAATGGCTAAACTATATTGGGATTTAATTAAAATGAATTTGCGAACAATCGATCAGGTGCCGTTGTTATGGCGAGAAGCTGTACAAGCATTACTTAATAGCGAAAACAAGTAAACGCAGCATAAGCTAGCGTTATTTTTTATGTGTTTTAAGCTATGAAAGCAATCGAGATGAACTACTGAATCTCGATACTTTTCATAGCTTTTTATTTGAATCAAAAGAGAAAAGGATTGATGTCATGGGAGATGAATTAATCAGAAATATTTATGAACGCCTTGGAGGTATCGAGGCAAAAATTGATGATATTAGAGATATTCGTCAAACTGCGGATAACGCTAAGGATATCGCAGAGGAAGCATTAGCGAGTACTAAAAATGCTCACCATCGATTAAACAAAATTGATAAAATCGTTTGGTGGGTATCTACAACTATTATAGGCGCTGTTATTTTAGGATTGTTAACACTTGTTATCAAAACCTACTAGGGGGATCATACTATGGAATTTTTATATGATTATATAATTGAACAGGCGCTAATTGTAGTGCCTGTTTTATTGGTTATAGGACAGGCTTTAAAGAATACACCTAAAATGCAAGATTGGTTGATTCCCTATATTTTATTAGTAGTTGGGGTTACGTTTACAATCGGCTTGATGGGTTTCACTATGCAAAGTATTGTACAAGGGGTTCTTGTAAGTGGAGCTGCTGTTTTTAGCAATCAATTATATAAACAATACTCAGATAAAGAGGGTAATGGAAAATGAGTTATGTCATTGAAAAGCGCTTCATGTCAGGACTACCAAACTATGCTTTAACTGCAGTCAAATACGTTATTGCCCATGAATCGGGCAATGCAAATAATTGTGGCCCGAACGCTCTAGAAAATGAAATAACCTTTATGAATCGTAATAAAGCAAATGCCTTCACTTCCCATTGGGTAGGCGGTGGAGGACGTATTGTACAAATTGCCCCCGTGAATCGCGTGCAATATGGTTGTGGGCCTAAAGGGAATCCATTTAGCTTTGCCCAAGTAGAACTAGCTCGAACCAATAATAAGGAACAGTTTGAAAAAGATTACGCTGCTTATGTTTGGCTATTAAGGGAGCTTGCAAAAGATGCTGGAATCCCTACTATACTTGATGGTAGTGGCAACGGTATAAAGTCACACCGCTGGATCACAGATCATTTAAAAGGTACGACACATCGAGATCCATTTTCATATTTGATGAGCATGGGGATATCAGAGGGTCAATTTAAAAACGATATTTTGAATGGTATGGATATACCACAACAAATTGAAAAGGATGATGGTTGTATGAAATTTACAAATGAGACAACAAAAGCTGCAGTACGTGATTTAATCAAACAAACCGTAGACAAGAAATTAATAGACAAATCGTGGCTAGATAAATTCGATGCGGGTACATTAACTGGCGGAGATTTTGAAGGATTAAAAATCATCATTACACAACGGAGCACTTAATAGCAGAAGCCTGTTACCCTAATTGCAAAAGGGCGTATGAATTCTTATTTTTGAAATATGAGGTGTTGTGGTTTCCAATTTGGATTCGATGAGAGACTGTATATCATATGAAGAATTTCGAAATAATTGGGTTGAAAACAACGGTGAATGGTTTAATGAGGATAAGAAATTGCAACATTGGAATTACAAGGATCCAATTCAAAAACAATCAAACTATCTAGTAAGAATTTAAAAAGACCGGGTCTCAAATTTTGAGCCTAGGTTTTTTGTTTTTTATTATGAAATTCTTATATACAAGTTGCTGCAATCGTATTTTTTCTTTTATTTAACTTTAAATGTATAAATTACCTTGTAAAATAAGAACGTTTGTTCTATAATAAAACAAGAACAAACGTTCTTAAAAGGGAGCTTTTTATTAAAACATAAGGGGATGATAACTTTGGCATTTACAGTCAAAACAGAAGCAGAAAAAATCTTTACTAATATTATGGGAGATGGTGCAGTACGTTTGGCAGCAGATTCAGGCTCTAAAACTAACTTCCATGATATTTTTGGTACAACTGATAAATCAGTACCAGTCAAACGTCAACGTGCTGGCAGTCAATTACTATTCTTGACATCTCTTTACTCTAACGCATCTTCTGCGACAGTTCGTGGTCAAATCTTAACTCGTATTCACCGTATTTTAATCAACTACAAATCATTCATTAACCCAGCCAATCCATCTCAGGAAGGTCCAGAAAATCCAATTTTAGCTTTAGGTGCTTATGCAGCGTTAGCTCTTGCAAAAGATGCTGATATGGCTTCGTATACACAAGCTGATTCATCTCGTCCAGTAACTCAAACAGAATTACGTTCAGCACTTACTGGTTACGTTAGTAAGTCCTACACTACTTTTACTGGTCTAAATAGCTATAAAAATGTACGTCTAGCAAATGGAAATGGTTTAACAGTTAGTACTGGGTCATTAGTTGGTACTAAACATGCTAAAACTGGACTTAATGGTGTAACTCTTGGTTTAGGTGCAGTTCACTTTATTAATGCTGCTATTAACGGTGCTGGTAATGCAATCTATTCTGACTTGAGCGCTTGGTTCACACAAATGTGTACGCGTCTACGTGAATCATACGGTAATTCTCGTGGAAACAACGGTTTAACTGAACTTTGTGTAAATATCGGGGCAGGCCGTGCGGGTGATAATGGTACAGTAAGTGATATCGACCAAATACGAGGGTATTTCCCATCATCTGGCTACAACTCATTCGTTATCTGGGGTCTTAACCTTGCGGCTCGTGCTTATCGAATTGCAGAATTAGGTGACACTACAAAAATACCTCAATTCAAAAATGCAATAGCTTTAAGTTCTCACGTTTGTCAACAAACAGCAGCAGAAATTATGAACTACTACAATACTCAAATTATAAACGAAGGTCGTTCTTATGAGATTGGACTTCCAAACTTTAAGGCTGGTAGTCCGGACGCTACAGATTCAACCACTGTTCCAACGTCTGGTTATGCTTTAGCGGCTTATCAACACTTTGCTTCAGTAAATACACCAACATCAGTGCAGATTAAAACCTCAAATGAAAATTTCAATACTTTAGTAGCACATAACAGTGATCCAGCTTCAGTAACAGCTTATCTATATACAGCAGCTTGGTATGGTGGTCACACTCTAGTAACATCTGGTAAATTAACTTCTGCAATTGCAAACAAAGCAGGTTCAGCAGCACTTCCGTATAACATTGTTTCAACTAATACTGGTGGTAAAGCAGAAGCTGGTGCATCCCGTATCCTTCAAGGCTTAGCAGGAGCAATGAACAGTGGAATAACAACACTTTAAAACAAGTTTAGAAAGAATCACTAAGTTATTGACGAAAGAATTTATTTAAAAATTTAAGCCCATTAGCTTAATTGGTAATGGGCTTTTTCTATTAAATCGGTATTATTTTCAGTATTTATCTTTGGTATTACTTAATTATTACTTAAAAAATATCAATATATTATTCAATCTAATACTACTAAAATATAGGAAGTTCAAAAAAGGAGAATGTTTGATGAAACAGGTATTTATAAAACCAGCTGAAGGTATTTATACAAGCCTTTATGGCATGAGAAGTGGTTCAATGCATTATGGAGTGGATATTGCAAATAATAGCTCCAATGTACCAGTACATGCTTCCTCTGCGGGTGTGATTAACAAAGCCGTTGGTGGTTGTTCAAATAATGGCTCTATCGGTAATACATGTAATGGCGGTTATGGAAACTATGTAATAGTTCGACACAGTATTGATGGGAAAACATATGATACACTTTATGCTCATTTACAATCTATTAGTGTCTCTGTTGGTCAAACTGTCAATCAAGGTGATAAAATTGGTGTTATGGGAAACAGTGGGAGTTCAACTGGTCAACACGTGCATTTTGAAATATATGAAAAAGCACGAGTGTCTCAATCAGAGGCGGTAGATCCTATGCCTTATTTAAACGGGGACAAGCCAACAGTTAGCTACCATACGTATGATGGAACTTGGGCAACGATTACAATTACTCAGAAGGCAAATGTGTTCAAAAATGTTGGCTATGAAATTATCGGTCAACTTGAAGCTGGTGGAAAATACAAAGTGTATGGTCAGAGAGAATATGCAGCTGATGGAACTCTATTCTATAATGTAGGGTCTGGTTATGTTCACCATGCTTACGGAACTATTGCTAATCACCATGCAACTGTTACATCTACTATTAATACGTATAGCACTCCTAACGGAGCGTTTAAACGTCAATTAGCACCAGGAACTTATAAAGTACATGCCGCCAAAGATGGTTGGTACAATTTAGGTTCAGAATGGGTTAAAGCGGATCAAGTATTAGTAACTAAAAACTAAAAACTAAATTCAAAAGATAATTAATATGATTAAAGACTAGCCTAGCAATGATGTCGGTCTCTTTCTGTTAGTAATTTTAATGACAGGATGGAAAAAATTAAAAGGATTATCAAAAGAGACCTATCAATAAGGATTTTATATGTAATTTATAGTTAAACAATGTCATGAATCACTATTAAACAAAATTTTAAAAAAACAGGGTCTCATTGAACTGCCCCGTAAAAGTTAGACATCAATCTAACTTTTACGGGGGTTTTTTTTATGGCAAAAGTAAGTGTTGAACAACGTATTCCAGCAGTTCAACGATATTTAAATGGAAATGAACCTTTGATCGAAATTGCGAAAGATATCGGTGTGACAGCTCAGGTTGTCAGCGAATGGGTTCGCCGTTATCAAAAAAATGGCGTAGAGACTTTCTTAACGTCCTATACAAACTATTCAGCTGACTATAAAATGAATGTACTTAATTATATGAACGAGACAGGTACATCTTCGAGAGACACAGCTGCACTATTCAATATTTCATCTTCTGGCATGATTCGGAATTGGAAGTTGAAGTTTGAAGTTGGTGGTTATGATGCCCTTGTTTCTAAGAAAAAGGGGCATCCATCTATGAAAAAAGAGACAAAAAGAACAACGAAATCAACACCAGCTGAAGGATCTGTTGAGGCGTTAGAAGCACGAATTAAACAATTAGAAATGGAGAATGCGTACTTAAAAAAGTTGAATACTTTAGTTCAAATGCAAGAAAAATTACCAATCAAATCAAAGCGCAAGTAATTTATGAACTAAAGGAAATCTATGAAGTAGTGGAATTAAACAAAGTTGCTGATATTCCATGTAGTACGTATTATTACTGAGAGAAGTGTTTGAATCGTCATGATAAATACGCTGATGTGAAAGTCGCAATTCAGTCCATCTATCTGAATGCCATTGGCATAAAGTGTGAAGTCCGCATGAAGAAATATCGTTCGTATAAAGGTAACGTTGGAAAAATTGTCCCAAACATATTACAACGCGATTTTACAGCGAAAAAAATGAACGAGAAATGGGTAACAGACGTGACAGAGTTCCATCTATTTGGTGAGAAACGTTATTTATCACCCGTCCCTGATCTATGTAATGGCGAGATCATTGCATACACGGTCATGAAGCGTCCAGGCCAGGATGAAATTGCGTTATTAACCCATAACATTAATCAAATGTCAGAAGAAATTATGACCAGCATTGACATGGAAAGAAAAGTTGAGCAGCAAAAGAATGACCTCATTACAAACGTTTCTCATGACCTAAGAACACCTCTGACGTCTATTATGAGATACTTGCGTTTATTAAGAGAAGAGAAATATGAGACAAAAGAACAGTATGACGAATAG